ATGGAAATTACTATAAAGATTACTAGCCAAGATATTTTATTTAACCCTGATATTTTAGAGGTTACAAAAGTATTATGGAATATGTTGGATGAGGGCAAAAACCAAGATGAGCCACAGGCATATGCACATAATTACAGCGTTGAAGATGTTAGAAAAGCGTTGGGAGATTTCTCTAAAACAAATGGGAGCCAAGCGGCAAAAAAGATATTAAATGCCTTCAAAGCATCTAAAGTGACTGAGCTTTTAGAGAAGGATTATTCCAACGTAATGGATGCAGTAAAGGCGGTGAAATAATGCCTAATGTTCATACAAAATTAAGTGCCTCGGAGGCAATAAAATGGTTGAATTGTTCTGGGTCTATTGCTTTAGAAGCACAAATTCCACAAGATGAAAGGGAATATTTAGAAGAGGAAACAAATGCACACGCTTTAGGTGAAGCAAAAATACGGCTGAAAATGAAAAAAATTACTAGAGCCAAGTACCACCAGATTATTAATGAACTGGATATAACGGAGGATATGGAAAAATATACACGCCAATACAGAGATTTTGTTATTGAACGGTTTAATTCAGCAAAGGAAATGACACCTGATGCAATTCTTTTATTAGAGCAAAAGATTGATTTTTCCAAATGGGTTGTTGGCGGCTTGGAGACTTGCAATGCAGTAATTATTGCTGAGGGTATGACAGAAATTATTGACTTTAATTACAGCAATGCAGAGGGGGTTGAGGCAGAAAATAATCCACAATTAATGCTTTATGCCGTTGGAATATTAACTGAGTTTGACTACCTTTACAGTATAAAAAATGTCACAATGACAATTTTTCAGCCATGTATGAACAATATTAGCAGTTGTCAAATGGCTGGAGATGAGTTATTGGAGTGGGCAGACACAGAGGTAATTCCAAAGGCAAAAAAGGCAAATAGCGGTACACTGGAATTTTGTGCGGGCAAACACTGTAATGATGGATTTTGCAAGGCAAGACCTATATGCAGAGCTTACGCAAATGAAAATTTAAAGATAGCCGCATATAATTTTAAACAGCCTGCGTTTTTATCTATTGATGAAATAGGTATAATATTGAAACTGGCTGACAGCCTTTTGAATTGGGTTGCTTTAATAAAGGATTATGCTTTAGACCAAGCTGTAAACTACGGTGTTACATATCCAGGATACAAAGTTGTGGAGGGACGCAGCAACCGTACATGGAATGCAGATGAAAAAACAATTGCAGCACAGCTTATTGGAAAAGGGTACAGTGACGATGATATTTGGTCTCGAAAGCTAAAAAGCATTACAGCTATTGAACAGCTTTTAAGCAAAAGAATATTTAAAGAAATTTTAGGGGATTTTGTGGTTAAACCCAAGGGTAAGCCAACGCTGGCAGCCTTTGATGACAAACGTCCAGAAATTAATTTAACTGAAAACACAAACTAAAGCTTTGATGGATTAAATTTTAGGCTGGATACAAATATGCGGAATTTTTAGGAGGGCGAAAGGAGTTGCCAAACAAAAAAGATATAATTTTGGATGAATATAATATTTCAAAATACAGGTACCGTGAGTTACTTAATTTTTGCCTACAGTACGAGGAGAAAAAGAAAAGGCTTAGGGAATTTTGTGAAATATCGGCGGTTACATATTCGGGTATGCCAACGGGGAATAAAATTGGTGACCCAACGGCAGAAAAAGCCATGGCACGCACTAAACTTAAAGCCGATATTGAATTAATTGAGCAAACGGCAATTGAGGCAGATGCAGAGGTATATAGTCAGCTTCTGGAAAGCGTTACAAAGGGTATAAGCTATTGTTATTTGGATGTTCCTTATAGCAGAGCTAGTTTTTATAGAAAACGCAAAAGGTTTTTCTTTTTATTATCTTTAAAAAGATGAGACCACGAGGACCTGATTTCATGTTATTATGATAGGGTGAAAGAATGATAAAAGATTTATTTATCCAAATTTTTAAAATAAAAAATATAAACTTCATTTTAAAAGGCATTGGCTTAATAGCTAGTGCCTTTTTAATATAATAATTTTCACAATTATGGATAAATTAATTTTGAGGTGATGACAATGTTAGATAATATGAAACAGGCTGAACAAGAGGAAAAAAACAAATTTAATAACGGAACCAACTCAACTAAAGTACGAAAGCAAAACGAAACGCACAATTCCAAAAAAGAAGGACTAGGACCTAATACAAAAAGATAGAGTAAAATATATTTATACTAAAAGGCACTGGCCAAAGCCAGTGCCTTTTGATGCCAAGCAAACTAGTCTTGAATTAACAGGTGTAGTTTGGCTTTAAACATCAATTTTAATGAGCGTGTTCGTCTTTATCTGATTCAATACGGGTTTTATGAACTGTGTCAAATGGATGCTGAGGAGGTGCATAAATTGAATATAGCTTAATTGGCACTGTACCTGTGTTAATTAAATTATGCCACATACCAGCAGGGATAATTATAGCACAATTTTCATATACTGTAGCTTTATGGTCTAAATTATCTTTACAAGCTCCCATTTTAACATAGCCTTTGCCTGACTCTATGCGTATAAATTGGTCGACATTTGGGTGCATTTCCAAGCCTATATCTTCTTTGGGATTTATACTCATTAAAGTAAGCTGCAAGTAGTTCCCTGTCCATAAAGTGGTGCGGTAATTGGTATTTTGCATTGTAGCGTTATCAATATTAATAACAAGAGGATTTGGTCCATAGTCTTTCAAAAAACACGAGGCTGATGAATAAGCAGTTATTTTTTGAGGTTCTGTATTATCTTCATTCCAATTCATTTTTTATTTTCCTTTCAACAATCAAGATATTATAATTTTATGCTTTGATATATATGAAAATACCACATATATGATAAGAAGGAGATGGCGTTGATGACTGAGAAACAAAAAATATTTGCAGATGAATATATTATTGACCTTAATGCCACCAGAGCATATAAGGCGGCTTATCCTACTGTAAAGAAAGACGAGGTGGCAAAAGCAAAGGCTTCTAAGCTACTGACAAAGGCTGACATTGAAAAATATGTTAATGAAAAATTAAAAGAAAGTTCTGGTACGAGGATTGCCGATACGGCAGAGGTTATGCAATATTTGACTTCTGTACTTCGTGGGGAAGAAACAGAAGAAGTGATTGCTGTTGAAGGCTGTGGTGGCGGATGTTCCTCTGCAGTTAAAGTTAACAAGGGTTTTGGAGCAAAGGACAGAATTAAAGCCGCTGAACTTTTAGGCAAGCGTTTTGGAATGTTCACCGAAAAGGTTCAGATTGAAGAAAGTGCAGTTGTGCAGATAATTGACAATGTTCCAAAGGGTGACGGGTATGATTAATTTAAAAGACCTTATTTCACCCTCTTTTTATTCCCTGCATCACATAATCAAGCGGCAAGGGTTTACCCATTACTGGCTTAAAGGCGGACGTGGCAGCACAAAGTCCTCTTTTATTAGCATTGAAATTATTTTGGGTATTATGTATGACCCGAAAGCCAATTGTATTGCTATTCGTAAGGTGGGAGTTAACCTTAAAGACAGTGTGTTTGAACAGCTTAGGTGGGCTATTAGTGCATTAGAGGTGGAAAAATATTGGAAAGTTAAAATAAGCCCACTGGAACTTTCCTATATGCCTACAGGGTGCAAAATATTATTTAGAGGTGCTGACAGTTCCAAGAAAATAAAGTCTACTAAATTTAGTCAAGGTTACTGCAAATACATATGGTATGAAGAGGTTGATGAGTTTAAAGGCATGGAGGAAATACGAAATATAAATCAATCTCTTATGCGTGGAGGTCAAAGCTTCTGCATTTTTTATTCCTATAACCCACCACAGAGCCAGAGAAACTGGGTGAATGAAGAAATACTTAAACTGCGTGATGACAGAATGGTTCATCACAGCACTTATTTAAAAGTGCCTAGGCATTGGCTTGGGGAACAGTTTTTTATTGAGGCTGAACATCTTAAATGTGTAAATGAAGCGGCTTTTAACCATGAGTATATGGGGGAAGTTACTGGTACAGGCGGCGAAGTTTTTAACAATATTACTATCAGAGCAATAACTGACGAAGAAATAAAAACCTTTGATGGAGTAGCCAGAGGTCTTGACTGGGGCTATGCTACTGACCCATTCCACTATACTGTGAACCATTACGACAAAACAAGGAGAAAACTTTACATATTTTTTGAAATACAGCAAGTAGGATTAAGCAACCGCAAAGCAGCGGAACTAGTGAAACATGAAAATAAAAACAACAGACTTATTACCTGCGACAGTGCAGAACCCAAAAGTATTGCCGAAGTTAGCGACTACGGTCTTAGGGTTATAGGGGCAAAAAAAGGACCTGACAGTGTGGGATATGGTATAAAGTGGTTGCAGGATTTAGAAGAAATTGTCATTGACCCAGTTAGATGCCCTAACACAGCAAGAGAATTTAACGGTTATGAACTAGAGAAGGATGCAAACGGCAATTTTAAGGCTAAATTTCCTGATAAAGATAACCACTCAATTGATGCTGTTAGATACAGCAGGGAAAGTGACATGAAGAATGTGAGGGTGAGATAATGTTTTTAACTGAAACGGACTTAATAAACATGAAAATTACAGCCGAAGCCGGGCTTAATAACAGCACAATAGTAAAAGATTTAATAAACGATGACATATTCTCCGATTTGAAAAAGCAAATGGAAACAGGTGAAAAATATTATGTGGGAGAGCATGATATTTACAAAAAGGATTTTTGCAAAACCTATATTTCTGAAACATCTGAGGTAGATGGCAGCGAGGTTGAAACAAGGAAAATATTTAGAAATCCCAACAGAAGTAATCATCATAATATAAATCCCTTTCACGCTATTTTAGTTGACCAAAAGGCCGCATATTTGGTGGGAAGAGAGCCTACTATTAGTGTAAGAGGAGCTGAAAACGACCCTAAGCTTAAAGAATATGAAAACATAATTACAGCGGCTGGTGATGAAAAACTTAACGAGATTTTATCTGATTTGGTTATTGGAGCAAGCAACAAGGGCGTTGAATACATACATTTTTATTATGACACTGAATTTAAGCTTAAATTCTGCATTGTTCCCGCAAATGAAATAATACCCATTTATGATACGGAGCATCAGACCGAGCTTGTGGAGCTTGTAAGATATTACGACATAACTGTGATTAAGGGCAAGGAAAAGAGTTTGCGAAAAAAAGTTGAGTGGTGGACAAAGAACGATGTGACCTATTACGCAGAAGATGATGACGGCAAATTTTTACTTGACAATAAATATGCCACAAACCCTATGCCCCACTGGTTTGAAATAAGCAGTCTTAATGGAATGGAAAAACACAGGGATACTCACAGTTGGGGCAGAGTGCCATTTGTTGTTTTGGAAAACAATAGCAGACGAATTTCCGACTTACAGAAAATAAAAGGGCTTATTGATGCTTACGACCTTATATCAAGTCAAGGAACAAATGACTTATTAGACCTTGTAACCCTATACTGGTCTATACAGGGATATGGTGGAGAAACCGCAGGGGAAATTGCAAAAAAACTTCAGATAAACAGGGCGGTGAATGTTTCTGACAGCACAGGAAACATTGATGCAAAACAGATAGATTTACCTGTATCAGGGCGTATTGAGTGGCTTAAAATGTTAAGAAGAGATATTTTTGATTTTGGTATGGGTGTTTATACCAATAACGACAGGCTGGGCAATGCCTCTGGTGTTAGCCTTAAATTTCAGTACACTCAACTGGATTTAAAGGCTAACACAATGATGCCTCGGCTTAAATCGGCAATAAAAGACTTTTTCTGGTTTATTACAGAGGATTACAACCGAAATAATGGTACAAGCTACGATAGCAGTTTTATAAATATTACCATTAACCGCACTATGATTACAAACGACCTTGAAACAGTTCAGATGATTGACCTTTCAAAGGACGTTGTATCTAAGAAAACACTTCTTTCCAAGCACCCATTTGTGGATGATGTAAACGAAGAAATGAAGGGATTGGAGGCACAGCCTACAAATATTTTGGAGGATTAGGAGGGGAAAAAGCAAAGAAAATGGGCGATGCTATACCACGTCTTTGGACACAGACGTTAAAAAAGTCTTTTTTTGATATAAAAATACCCTTTGTGCAGGGACAAAACAGCACAGCTCAGTACCAGGACTGGCTGGACAAAAAGGACAGAGTGAAGGGAGTAAAAGTATGAAGCATGAATGGTTAAAGGAAATTTTAGGAGAGGGTTATACCGAGGAGGTGGACAAAAAAGTAGCAGAAAAGATTGGAGAGCTTTTTGTTTCCAGAGCTGATTTTAACGAAGTAAATGAAACAAAAAAGAACTTAGATGCTCAAATTAAATTCAAAGGTAAAGATAATGAGGATTTAAACAAAACATCGGGTGGAAATGAAGAACTACAAAGGAAGTATGACGAATTACAGGAGAAATACACATCTGAAACGCAGTTGCTTAACAAAAAAATAAGCGACAGCCAGAAAGAAAGTGCCATTGATTTGGCTATTTTTAAGGCTAAAGGCAAAAACCCTAAGGCTATTAAGGCGTTGCTTGACATGGAAAAAATTAGCCTTAAAGCGGATGGTTCTTTGGAGGGGTTAGACCTTGAGAGTCTTAAAAAATCGGATGGCTACCTTTTTGACGTTGAAACAAAAAAAGGTGTTGGCACAGGCTTCACAAAAGGAACAACAGCGGGTACAGGCAAAGATGTTAATGCTCAAATAGCAAAGGCTATGGGCATAAAAACTAACTAATTATAAGGAGGAATGAACAATGGCAAATTCATTGGAGTATGCAAAATTATTTGAAAAGAATTTAGATTTACTTGCAGTTCAGACACTTAAAACAGGATTTATGGACTCAAACGCAGGACAGGTAAAATACACAGGCGGTAACGAGGTGAAAATACCTAAGCTTTCTGTACAGGGACTTGGCGATTATTCTAGAACTGGTGGGTACGTAGACGGCAGCGTTACCCTTGCTTATGAAACCCTTGCAATGACACAGGACAGAGGCAGAAAGTTTTTACTGGATGCTATGGATGTTGACGAAACTAACTTTGTTACATCCGCAGGAAATGTAATGGGAGAATTTCAGCGTACAATGTTGGTACCTGAAATTGATGCTTACCGTATTTCAAAACTTGCAACAATCGCTATGGGTGTTGCGGGTGATGTACAGGCTGAATACGGATATACTGTTTCTGCAGACACAATTATCAGTAAAATTAAAACGGCTATCAAAGGAATTCGTGAGGCTGGTTATGATGACGAAATTGATGTTTTAGCAACTTACGATACCGTAGATGCAGTTGAAGAGGCAGCATTGGGCAAGCTTACAGCTACAAGTTTTTCACAGGGAGGTATTAACACACAAGTACCACAAATTGATGGATGCCCTCTTATTGCTGTACCAAGCAACCGTATGTACACAGAAATTACTCTTTATGATGGTTCAACTGTAGGTCAGGAAACTGGAGGATTTATCAAAGGCACAACTGCAAAGAATATCAACTTCCTTATTGTGGCAAGAAACTCTCCTATTGCTGTAACCAAGCAGGACAAAATGCGTATTTTTACACCTGATACGTACCAGAAAGCTAATGCGTGGAGCATTGACTACAGACGTTACCATGACATTTGGGTACTTGACAACAAGAAAAATTCTATTTATGTAAACATAAAGGATGCTAAATAATAAAACTGGGGAGTGATGACCATGGCACAACCAGAACAGATAACAGCCCTTAAACTGCTTCTAGGTATTACAGATGACAGCAAGGATACAATTATTGATTTTATAATAAACAATGTATCGGATATGATTTTCAACTATTGTTGCATTGATACTATGCCGTTGGGATTGGAAAACGTCCTTCTTAAAATGTGTGTGGACATCTACCGAGGAGAAAGCTTTGGACAGGAGCAAAAACAAGGCTTGGTTAAAAGCATATCTGAGGGTGATGTTAATATTTCCTTTAGCACGGATGCTGATTTAGGAGCGTATGGACAGAGGACATTTTTAAGCGACTATGAGGCACAGCTGAATCGCTACAGAAAAGTGAGGTGGTAGGCTTGTCTTTTTTTAATATGATTAAAAGCCATGTTGAAAGCCTTTATGACAGCACTTGCACAATAACTCAATATCAGCCTACAGTTGGAGTGGTAAACAATACAAGTTCTGTAGTGACAGCAGAGAACATACCTTGCAGGGTTATGTATAAAAGCATTCCATATACAGTTGAAAGCAGTATGGGTTCGGCTGTGACAAGGATTATTAAACTGTATCTATCTCCTGAGATAGAAGTTAAAGCAGGCAGTACAGTTAGGGTTACCCAAAATGGTATTGAAACAGATTATTCATGTGCAGGAGAACCGGCAGTATATATAAGCCATCAAGAAATAGAATTGAAACTGAAAGACAGGTGGGCTTAATGGTTAATAACATAGTTTTGGGTATTGCACAAAAAATACGTACTGTGTTTTTGGAAACTAATTACAGTTTGTATACAGAAAATATAGAGCAAGGTTTTAAAGAACCTTGCTTTTTTGTTTCTTTAATTAGCCACACTCAAAAGCAAAGGCTTGGAAACAGATACAGGGAAACATATTCTTTTGATATAAGCTACTATCCGTCAGCTGATGGGAGCACAAACGAAGAATGTTTGGAGGTGGCTGAGGGGCTTTATGAGATTTTAGAATACATAACCGCAGACAGTGACCTATTAAGAGGCATAAATACTAATTCAAAAATTACCGAGGGAATATTACATTTTTATGTGGATTATAACATCTTCGTAATACGTGAAAAAATACCAGAAACAAACATGGAGGAGGTAATAATTTATGGAGAAACAAAAGAATGGTGACGTTGTAGAAATTGAGATAACGGAATTTACAAAGGCACAGCTAATGGGCAGCAAGAAATATGCTGATAGCAGGGACTTGCTGAATGCTTTACTTTTAGAGGGCGGAACCTATTCTCACAGCGAGGTCAATAAATTAATTGAAGATTTTATGAAGGGGGAGGTTAAATAATGGCATTAGGTGGAGGAACATTTTTAACACAAAACAAAGTGCTACCAGGAAGTTATATAAACTTTACATCGGCGGCAAAGGCATCTGCTACTTTATCTGACAGAGGGTATTGTGCCATGGCTTTAGAACTGGACTGGGGCGTTGACGGAGAAATATTTACGGTGGAAGCGGCTGATTTTCAGACTGACAGCTTGAAAATATTTGGCTACGATTACACAAGCGACAAGCTTAAAGGGTTTAGAGATTTATTTCTTAACGCAACAACTCTTTATGCCTTCAGGCTTAACAGTGGAGATAAGGCAAGCAATACATACGCTACAGCTAAATACAGTGGTATAAGAGGCAACGATATTAAAATTGTTATTGCTGTGAATGCTGATGACGCAACTAAGTTTGATGTAACTACCATGATTGACAGTACAACTGTAGACAGCCAGACAGTAACCACAGCGGCTGAACTTATTGCAAATGATTTTGTTGACTTTAAAGCAGAGGCGACTTTAGTGGCTACAGCAGGTACAGCACTAACAGGCGGTACAAATTCATTAAGTGTGACGGGAACAGAATATCAAACTTTTTTAGACAAAATTGAGGCTTACAGTTTTAATGTACTTGGTTGTTTAAGTACAGAGGAAACAATCAAGAGCCTATATTCTGCTTTTACAAGCAGACTGCGTGACGACATGGGCATTAAATTCCAGACGGTGCTTTACAACAAGGCAGCAGATTACGAGGGTGTAATAAATCTTAAAAATGCCGTTACTGACAGCGGCGAAACTGAAAGCAGCCTTATATATTGGCTTACAGGTGCTGAGGCTGGTTGTGCAGTTAACAAGACTTTGACCAACAAGCGTTATGACGGTGAATTTACAGTAAGCATAGCTTACAAGCAAAGTGAGCTTGTAACCGCCATTGAAGCTGGAGAGCTTGTGTTTCACAGGGTTGGCGACGAGGTTAGAGTTCTTGAAGATGTGAACAGTTTTGTATCTGTAACTACAGACAAAAGTGAGGATTTCCAAAGCAATCAGGTAATCAGAGTGCTTGACCAGATTGGCAACGACATTGCCGTGCTTTTTAACACCAGATACCTTGGAAAGGTTCAGAACAATACATCGGGAAGAATGTCATTTTGGAACGATATAGTGACATACAACAAGCAATTGGAGCAAATTGAGGCTGTTCAAAATTTTAGTTCTGACGACCTTATAGTGGAACAGGGCGATGACAAGAAGAGCGTTGTTGTAACGAACCCTATAACACCTGTTTGTGCTATGAGCAAGTTATATATGACTGTTATTGTAGAGTAAGAAGGAGGAAATAACCTATGGCGAATATTATGAATGCCAAAGATACTGTTTCGGCATCTTTGGCAGAATGTTATGTAACAATTGATGAGAATAGATATAATTTTATGCAGGCAATTAATCTTGAGGCAAAGATTGAAAAGACAAAAACAGAAGTACCTATTTTAGGAAAAACAGGCAAAGGAAACAAATCTACAGGGTGGAAAGGAACTGGAAATGCTACCTTCCACTACAATACTAGCATTTTTAGAAATCTTCTTAAGCAGTACAAGGAGTATGGGGAAGATATTTATTTTGATATTCAAATAACCAATGAGGACCCTACTTCTGCTGTGGGCAGACAGACCGTTATTCTTAAGGACTGCAACATGGATGGCGGTATTTTAGCTAAGTTTGATGCAGACGGAGAGTACCTTGACGAGGAAATTGATTTTACTTTTGAAGATTTTGAAATACCTGAAACATTTAGGGTATTAAGCGGAATGTAGGAGGAATAACATATGAGTTTAAACGCTTTTTTAAATCCTGTTAAAATGGAAAACAGCAAATTTGTGGCAAGCAATCGTTTTGTTGGTGAGGATGGCAAGCCTGAAAAGTGGGAAATTAAAACCATTACTGCCGAAGAGGACGAGGCTATTCGCAAGGTATGTACAAAAAAAGTTCAAATTAATGGGAGAAAAGGTCAGTTTACACAGGAAACCGATTTGAACAAATACTTGGGAACATTGGCCGCCGCCTGCACCGTTTATCCAAACCTAAACAGTTCGGAATTACAAAACGGATACGGTGTTATGGGTGCCGACAATCTTTTAAAGAAAATGCTTAATGCAGGAGAATATACCGAATATCTTTCAAAGGTACAGGAGCTTAATGGGTATAATTCCTCAATGGATGAATTGGTGGATGAGGCAAAAAACTAATTGATGAGGGCGACGGAGAAAGCAATTATGCTTACTATTGTTTGCATAAGCTGCATATGTTGCCCTCACAGTTTTTAAATTTGACAAAAGAAGAAAAGGCTTTTGTTATAGCGTCAATTCAATTGAAGGCCGAAAATGAACAGAAAGAGGCTAGAAGATTGAAACGAAATAGTAAAAAAAGTTAGAAGTTACGTTATTGCAATATAGAATAATGGTTTCTTTAAAAGAAGGTGAGAAAATGGGGACAATTGAAAATTCAATGCAGATGTTTAACGTGACAACTAAAGGGCTTAGAAGTGTGACTGATTTTTTAAGCATGGCAATTGCCAGTTTTCAAAATATTTCAATGGCAGCGTCTAATTGCTTTGATGTAAGTTCCATTCAGGATGATAAAATAGAATTAACCCAGACAGAAGCTGTTTATAATAAAATTGAAGAATCTATTAGAAAAGCAGACCAGCAACAACAGACACAAACAAGGCATTTGAGGATTACGGACACGGTGGAACAGTATGGTCTTGGCAGAGAAAATGTTTTCAGAAATTTTGGTTTGAATACCATGGGGAGTGACGAACTAGACGGTTTAAATACTGCGATACCAATGGTTATGCAAACAGTGGCAGATTATATGATGCCAATTGATAAATCAAAAGAGATGGACAACAGTGTACAGTTTACGGCAGAAATTATGAAAAATGCAATGTTTGACATGGCACATAATTGTAGTGCAATTGAGCCTATTGCTGTTGGAGTTGATATTCCTTTAATGGGCAATATATATGATAGAATAGTTGACGGGACTGGGAGGAATATAGCCACCAGTTCAACAAGCTATGAGGAGGCTGCTGCTATATATGATAACAAAAATGATATTATTTCAAACACAAGAGCCATAGCCATGGACAGGTTATTTCAAAAGGCAGCGGACACTGTTGCCTATACAGGCAGTATAGACAGCGGTATGGAAATATCTGACGAGGACTTGAAATATTTGCGTGATGTGGCGGTGCGAGAGGCAATTGATCATTACACTACTGCACAAATTGCCGTTGATTTCAAAAACACTGCCACAATCAATTCGGACATGGATATTGATTCTGTTATGAACAAGTTTACTGAAAAACTGCGTGAGGCTGTGGATATTTCAGCAGAGGAGGTGCATTATCTTGTATAAGTTTTATATGGATAATCTTTTACTTCCCATTGCACCATCAAAGTTTACCCTAAAGGTTAGCAACAGCAACAAGACTATGGAATTAATAAAAGGTGGAGAGATTAACTTTTTACGTTCTCAAGGGCTTTCGGAATTAAGCTTTGAATTTATTATTCCACAGGTGCAATATCCCTTTGCCCAGTATCCAGACGGATTTCAGACCGCCAATATTTACATAGATAAATTAAAGGCTTTAAAGGTGAATAAAAAGCCCTTTAAATTTAATATATTTCGTACAATGCCAGGGGGAAAGATGCTTTTTGATTACGCCGTTAATGTATCCCTTGAGGCGTATACATTAACGGAGGATGCTGGTGACGGCTTTGATATTACAGCCGCTGTAACGCTTAAAACATATGAGGAGCATAGCACAATTGCTTACCAAAACAAAACAACCGCATTAGGGGGAACGGCAATCAAAGCAGAGTCGGCAAGGGCAGGCAGTAAGGAAATTGCAACCTATACCGTGAAAAAAGGTGACAATCTTTGGACAATTTGCAAGACACAACTTGGGGACGGTTCAAAATTTGGTGAGGTTGCAAAGCTGAACGGCATTACAAATCCTAAGTTGATTTACCCAGGGCAGGTGATTAAGTTTGCTAAGTAGATGTTCGTTTCCGAAATGGTTCAATGAGGAAAGGGTTATCGGTTTTTCAGACCGAAGGGAGGAAAAAAGTTGCCTAAGTAGATGTTCGTTTCCGAAATGGTTCAATGAGGAAAGGGTTATCGGTTTTTCAGACCGAAGGGAGGAAAAAAGTTGCCTAAGTAGATGTTCGTTTCCGAAATGGTTCAATGAGGAAAGGGTTATGGGTTTTTCGGAGCGAAGGGAGGAAAAAAGTGGCTATAACAATCAGAATTATAAACGGCAGCACCTTTTATGAGCCTGTTATTACTGGAGAAATAAAGCTATCGACAGAGCGTTTTGGCAGCCCTGGAAAGCTTACCTTTGAGGTGGTTAAGGATGACATTATAAATTTTCAGGAGGGGAATGCCGTACAGTTTAGGGTTGATGATGTTGATATTTTTCTTGGGTACGTGTTTGAGAAAAAGCGGAGTAAAGGCGAAACCATAAGTGTAACAGCTTATGACCAGCTTAGGTACCTTAAAAACAAGGACGTTAAGTTGTTTGAAAACAAAAAGGCTAGCCAAATTGTAAAAAGTCTTGCCGCTGATTTTCGTCTGAATTGCGGTGAAATTGCTGACACAGGCTGGGTTATTGAAAGCCTTATTGAGGACAACAAAACTCTTTTTGACATGATTCAAGATGCTTTAGACGAAACCTTGACCAACACAAAAGTTATGTATGTACTTTATGATAATTTCGGCAAGCTTACCTTGAAA